AACGACTATTTGAAAACGTCTGGAGCAAAGCTGCTGCAGCAAACCAATATATCTCTTGCGCAAAGTATCCAGCAGAGCTCTTCTGACTCATATCAAAACGCTGGCTACAATTTAGGGCAGACGTTAATGAATGGAATACAGTCTGCAATTGACAACATGGATATCCATCTGCCAACGATAAATTATAGTGGTACGGGTGGAAAGCAGAGCTACCCAAATCTTGTGACCTTGGGAAATTCAAAATCCGGCACAGGACTGAAAACGCTTGGAAATTCAGGGAGCAGCAGTGCATTAAGTCACGTTAACTCTAAAAGCACATCAAGTGGGGGATTGTCCAGCTTGCCAAAATCTGGTGGAACAGGGTTGTCAACGCTATCTGGGGGCGGGTCTGGAGGACTGTCTTACATTAAAAGAGCAATCGGAGTACCGTATGTGCCGCGTGACAATTATCCGATACTTGCGCACCAGGGAGAAAGGCTACTGACTGCCAGTGAAGCAAGGTCACAAAGTAGCCAAAAATCTGCACCGGTCACCATTACTGGAAACAGCTTTACGGTACGCAAAGAGAGTGACATTAATGAAATTGCAACAGCACTGTACAAAAAGATGGAGCAAGCGGAGTCCATCACACCGAACGGGGGATAAAAAATGCAAAGGAAAGTAATATTTTTGGACCCCAAAACAAAAAGTGCACCGGTAATGCCGATTACGCCAAAAACAATTCAGGCATCAAACGGGATTAACTTTGAAACTATCAACATCCATACAATGGGCAACGTCAATATTGCCGGGTACAAGGTGCCGGCCACAATAAAGATGGACCTTATGTTTCCGGCACAGTATTACCCATTTGTTGTGCTGAATGTTGGTGTATTGCCGAAAGACCCTTACAGTTATGTTGCGTTGTTCCAGCGTTACGAAACGCAGCAAACAGTACTACGCTTTATAGTTACCGGTACCCCAACCAACATTCCAGTGCAGGTGGAGTCACTGGAGCATCGGGAGCAGGATGGAACAAATGACATCTATGCGACACTGACGTTACGCGAATACAGAGATTTGCAGACGCAGCAGCAGAACAAGCCTGCTGCTGCGAAAGATAGTAAATCTAGGCCAGCCGCCGCCGGAAGCACAAAAATGCAGTATCACGTTGTAAAAAGCGGTGATACATTAAGCGGAATTTGTCTCAAATATTACGGTGACTGCTCTGCAACGATGTACAACAAACTTGCAAAGTACAACGGCATCAAAAATCCGAACCTAATCTATGATGGAAACACAATCAAAATACCGCCAAAAAGCGCATTGTGAGGTGACGCGGAATGGCAATGCGGCTACTAATAAAAAATGGAAACGACACCGTGGATTTAATGAATCTGTTTTCACAAATGACTTGGAGCGGCGATTACCAGCAATGCTGCCGGACACTGGAATTTAGCGTGATTTCCTCACCGGCTAATCAGGTGGGAGTACCAAAAGTAAAGTGCGAACTCGGAAACGCTGCAAGCCTATATAGGAACAATCAGCTGCTGTTTGAGGGATGGGTACACCGCCGCGAAAAGTCCACGACAGATAATGTGATTACATATACGGCATATGACCGTGGCTATTATCTCAACCAAAACAAGGTAGTGGAAAAAGCGGTAGATACTACACCGGAGGCTTGGACGCGTTACCTGTGTCAGAAATACGGTGTAAAAGTGGGCAGTATTGCAACGACGGGATTTAAGTTTTCCCGGAATTTTTTGGGTGGTGAAACGCTATATGAATGCATCCAGACCGGATACACGTTGGCGGGTGCAAAGAGCAAAAAACGCTATCAAATACGATTTACGGGTGACAGCCTGAACGTGTTTGAAAAAGCCAAAAACGACAATACGCTTGTTATCAAGGGCGGTGTCAATTTGATGGATGCCACAATTTCAGAAAGTGTTGAAAAAATGGTGAATCAGGTTGACATATACGATAAGGATGATAAATTTGTAAAATCCGTAAGAAACGAAGATGCAATCAAGCTGTATGGCCTCATGCGCGGATACCTGAAGCAGGACGACAAAAAGGACAGCAACGCAGAAGCACAAAAAACTTTGGATGATAACGGAGTTGAACGGAAAGTTACAATCAATGGATTTGGCAATACCAACAGTTTGACAGGCACAACCGTAATTGTGCAGGAGCCATATACCGGACTGAATGGTCTGTTTTGGATAGACAATGATACGCACACTTGGAAAAACGGGATGTACCTAAACAAACTGACGCTGAATTTTCGGAACATCATGGACGAAGTGGAATCCGGGAACGAACCGGAATCAAAGTCTGAATCATCCACAACGACAAAGAAAACATCATCCACAACAGCAAAAAAGACCAATACCAAGAAAGCAGCAAAAACGAAAAAGACATCTAAAGCGAAAAAGCCGAAAATCGTTACGCTGGATGATGTGAGGAAATATGTAAAGTAAGGAGGTGCGGGATGGAGGATAACCCTTACAGCAAAATGTTAGGTATCATGCGGCGGCAGGGCAAAAGCGCGGTGCCGATTACATTCAGCACCGGTACAGTTTTGAGTGCATCGCCACTATCTATACAGGTCGGAGGGCTGACAATGAGTGGAGCGGAACTACTGGTAAATCCGCAACTGCTAAAAGGGTACAAGCGAAATGTGTCCGTTACAGAGGTTGAGCCAGAAGAACCACTGCCGTCCTGTAAGTGCAAAACGGAATATTTAGACGATGAATTGCAGCCGGGGGATACAGTAGCACTTCTGACGCTGGACGAAGGGCAGCGGTTTGTTGTGCTTTGCAAGGTGGTGAGTTCATGAGCAACCTGTTCCCATTTTTACAACCGGAAGCAGTGGAAATCGATGATAATTTGCCATTGTACAAAGAAACTGCGTGGGACTATGAGCACGACATCCCAATTTGGAAAAACGGGAAGCCGGTAATTGTGACTGGTGCGGAAGCTGTCAAGGTTTGGTGTTGGAATGCACTCCACGTGCCGCGCAAGCGTCACATGATATATAGTTGGATGTATGGGCACGATATCGAGAACCTTATGGGGCAGACTTACACGGATGATGTAAAACAGTCCGAAGCAATCCGTTATGTCAGAGAATGCCTGCAAATTAACCCATACGTTACAGATGTGGCACAAATCAGTGTTGACTTTGAGGATGATACGATAAAAATCGACTGTACCGTTAATACAATCTATGGGGAGGTGGAAATCAGTGTTTGACGATAAAACGGCCAAAGAAATTGAAGAAGAAATCGTTAGCGGAATCAGTGCGGATGTGGACACCAGAGAGGGCAGCTACGCACGGAACTTAATTGCCCCAGTCGCCTTGGCAATTTGGAAAACCCGCGAGGGTATGCGGGCGTATGAGTCGATTGCATACGTCAACGAAACAAGCGGTCCCTACATAGATAAGCGCGCCGCGGAATATGGAATTACCCGCAAACCGGGGCAAAAGGCTCACACTGTTTTGACAGTAACAGGTACGGACGGCGTGGAAATCCCCAAGGGGACAGTATTTTTGACATCGGATGAGGATGCGCTGGAGTACATTTCTACCGCTGCTGCGGTTATCAGCAGCGGCACAGCAGCTGTACCGGTGGAAGCTGCTGAAATTGGAGAGCAGTACAATGCCACGGTCGGGCTGATAGCACGGCAGTTTCAAAATTTGTACGGTGTAAAGGATGTTACAAATGCCACCGCGGCAACTGGCGGCGTGGATGAAGAAAGCGATACAGCACTTGTAACGCGGTACTACCAGTATTTGCAGGAGCCGCCGACCAGCGGAAACGTATATGACTACATGAGTAAGGCACTAGAGGTTACCGGAGTGGGGGCGGTCAAGGTTTTCCCGCTCTGGAACGGCAATGGAACAGTGAAGGTGCTGATTGTGGATGAAAAATATCATCCGGTTACTGCTGAAATCGTTGCAGCATGCCAGAAATACCTTGAAAGCAAAATGCCGATAGGCGCACAAATAACAGTACGCAGCGCCGAGAACTTGCTGATTGATGTTGCTGGGGTAGTTACCATTGATTGCACAACGACGGCCGAAAAGGTACAAGAGGAATTTAAAACGGCAGTGTCGGAGTATCTGGCAGAAATTGCATTTGACCAGTACAAAATTGTGTACAACCGGATTGCCGGAATGCTCATGGATATTAACGGCGTAACGGACTACAGCAACTTGACGCTCAACGGTGGTACTGCAAACATTACGGTAGGCGGTGAACAGGTGCCAGAACTTGGTACAGTTGCAGTTATGGCCACAGCGGAGGCAGTAAATTAATGGACATCTTAGAGTATCTGCCGGACAATTATCGTGGCAGTCCAGAAACGGTGGAATTTGAAGCCGCACTGAATAAACAGGCGGAAATACTGTCACAGTCACGCGTCGAGTTGATGGAGCAGCTTAATATTGATACGGCAACTTGGTCTTTGCCTATTTGGGAGATAACATACGGGGTGCCGTATATTGCTACAAAAACGCAGCAGGAGCGGCGCGACAGAGTCAAAGCAAAGATGCGCGGGAGATACACAGCCACAGCAGACACTATCATTAATACCGCAAAAGCGTACACATCCGAAACGGTACAACTGATACAGCACTACGCCGAGTATTATTTCACACTGGTGTTCGGCGGCTCCGCTGTGCAGGTTGAAGATTTGCGCGAAGTGATTGAAAAAATCAAGCCGGCACACCTTGCCTGTGTTATACAGTTGCTGATACAGTCACGCGCAACAGTGTATGCAGCATCTGTACCAGAGGGTGGAACGCTGGCAACAGTACACGCATATCGGCCGGAGGCAATCCAGGCACGTACAAATTACTGCGGTGCCGCCGTTACAGTAGGGTATCAGGATACCGTAATCAGACACATGGAGGCATAACATGGCAAATTATTATTCCCTGCTCACAGATGTAGGACTTGCAAAAATTACAAATTCATATGTGCAGGGGAAAAAAGTGGAGCTGAAAACGCTGGTGGTTGGTGATGGCGGGGGTTCTTATTATCAGCCTACCAGCGGAATGACAGAACTTAAAAATCAGGTATGGACAGGCAACGTAACGCAATATGCGGTGAGCGATAGTGACCCGCGCCTGTGCGGAGTTGGTGGGCTGCTTCCAACGGATGTCGGCGGCTTTACAATCCGAGAATTTGGCGTGAAGGATGCAGACGATGATTTGATTGCTGTATCAAATTACCCAGATACCGTCAAAATTGCCCGCACGGATGGCGTGTCAACCGAAATTAGGCTTGTACTGGAAATCATGCTGACGAACGCGGCCACGGCAGTATTCAAAGTTGACCCAACAATCATCATGGCAACAAAGCAGGATATTGAAAATATCCAAAAAGCTCTTGATGATTTTAAAAAGATTGCTGTAACCGGTGGAAAGCTTGGCAGCACCCCACTGACTGTAACAGCCAATACACTGATTATCCCTGCCGCCGACAGCACGCATGACGGCTATATGGCAAAGGAGCAGGCGGAAAAGCTTGCGCAAGCCGTACCCAATACGCGTAAGGTTGCCGGGCACGCACTGACTGGGGACGTAACGCTTTCCGCAAGTGATGTGGGAGCGCTCGGAAACATAGAACATCCTAGAGTACTCACACAAACACGTGATTGTGTGAGTACTAACACAACGATAGCAGGAGATTATTCTACTAGGGCTGATAAAGCAGAACGAGCAGCAATTATTGGAATTGGTAATAAAAGCGGTCTATGGGGCAGTTATGTTATAGGAAACGAGAATGTAATAGGACGGTTTAATGAGGATGGCACGGAAATGGCGGGAACAGCGAGCCTTGATTGTGGTGCTTATGTGCTCGGGTATAAAAATAAATTAGAACTTGCTGGGAAATCGTATTCTGTTAATCACACTGTCATAGGCACAAATAATGAATTAATGCAATGCGATTGCACATCCACCTATGGCCCTGTAACAAGTATCTTGGACCATGGGAGTTACAAGGCTATATCTATAGGGCTTACTTCTGTCAATCCTACCTTATGGGCATGGGCAATGTTTATGACCACAGGTTATAATAACACCTTTAAATATATACACACAAGTGCTGGCGGACTGGACTCCTATCCTACATCAAATGGGGACAGCACTTATACGTTTTATGTCCATAGCGTTATACCGTCTGACCTTAAAGTAGGAACCGTGTTAAACATACGTTATCAGGCAAATTTCCCGGATGGATCTGGAACAAATTATAACATAGGATACCCCACTTTGGTGCTGGGCAGTTGGAATAAGGTTTTTCCTTGCATTGAAAAAGGTGTAGTTATCGGAGAGGAGAACATTGCATTTGGATCAAGTGCGTACATTCTTGGAAAGGAACTTGTGTCTGACGCAAAGCACTACACTACAGTGTATCTAGGGCAAGACAATAAACCACTCACACATGCAGATTCCCGCAGACCAGCTTTAGTTGTTGGTAATGGTACATCAGATTCAAGCAGATTTAATGCTTTACTGCTAACTAATGATGGAAACCTGTATACGGGTGGTTCTGGCACATATCACACTGGTGGTGCCGATTACTCCGAGTACTTTGAATGGCAGGACGAAAATCAGAACAAAGAGGACAGGGCAGGTAGGTTTGTGACTCTTGATGGAGAGAAAATTCACTACGCAAAACAGGGTGATGAAATTCTTGGTATTATTTCTGCCTCTCCTGCAATCGTCGGCGACGATTTTTCAGAATCATGGTACGGAAAGTATGAAACAGATATTTTTGGGCGTGTGCAGACGGAGGAATATACCGTTCCGGAGGAAGTAATCCCAGCAGACAAAGAAACAGGCGAAGCGGAAAGAACTATTCCTTCACATACAGAAATGAGAATGAAACTAAATCCAAATTTTGATGCTACTAAGGATGCTGCGTATCAAACTAGAAGTTCACGTCCCGAATGGTCTACGGTCGGTATGATTGGCAAGTTGGTGCTGATTGATGATGGCACCTGTGCTGTTAACGGCTACTGTCAGCCGTCCGCTGCTGGTGATGGCACGGCGACAAAAGCAGATGGTAAGACAAACTGCCGTGTGATGGCACGGTTAGACAGCACGCACATTAAAGTACTGCTGAAATAATTGGAGGTTGATACATAATGGCAAAAGTATATTTAGACCCCGGCCACGGCGGCTATGACAGCGGCGCCGTTGGTTGTGGCAAGCGCGAGTGCGACCTTGCGTTGCAGGTTGCGCTTAAAGTACGTGCCAGGCTGACAGCGGCAGGCGTGCAGGTACGCATGAGCCGGGACTGTGATAGCGTGCCGGGTACCTGTGACAACGTGGAGCTTCCGCGCCGCGCACGGGATGCAAACAACTGGCACGCGGACATCTATGTGTCCATCCACCTTAATGCCTGTCAGGGCGGGCATGGAATCGAAACGTTGCGTAGTGTCTGCGGCGGCAAGTCTACCACGTTGGCGCAGGACATCCAAACTGCTGTGCTGGCGGCCTGTCCCGGTTACACTGACCGTGGGCTGAAAACTAAGGTTGGCAACAACGGTCATGACTGGGTGTGCGTAATCAGGGAATCATCTATGCCTGCCGTGCTGGTTGAGTGCGGGTTTATCGACTCGCAGGACGATATGAGTAGGTTCAGCGCTGATAAATTCGCGGCGGGTATTTATGCCGGTATCTGTAAGTACTTTGGGATGTGTGTTGCGGCTGCTGCACCTAGCGCCGCAGCGGACACCACAAAAGATATGGCTATGGGGCGGCTGTCCGTGTATCAGGTCAAGACATACAACGGCGCAAAACTGAGCAGTGGCAACAGCCAGATTGCCTTAGTTATCCCGCGCACTGCTGACTTGTGGTATGTGGTGGCGGTCGGCAGCAGCGGGCAGGCT